TACTAAAGCGTATTTATTAGCTTTTTCTTTAGGTAATTTATCTAAAAATACCTTAAATGCAGCCATAGTATCTGGTATTTGTTTACGTCTAATATTTCTAGAGTTAAACATTAAAACAAAATCATATTGTTTATCACCGAATAATTTTTTCTTAACTTCATCTAGTTTAGAGGTATCTTCAATTGGGAAAAAATGTTTTTCATTAATACCATGTGGTACATAACTTAACACTTTATTTTTAGCTTTATCACCTAATACTATTTTATTTATATTAAGTGTTTGTTTTGATATAGCCATCAATCCATCACATGACTCATAATAAGGTTCATTATACAATGGAGCTGGATAATCATCCCAAATGTTAAGGTAAATAATAGGTATCCTTCTTCTAATTTCATTTTCAATTTGAAATAACCAAATCCAATATCTTGGATCTGTAAACATCATTAATGCATCTGGCTTTTCAAAATCTAACATCTGTCTGATATACTGAGCATCTCCATATCCACTTATTGGGTATAGAATAATATTAGCATCATCAATACCAGCATGTTTATTAGTATCAGCATTTAAATCAAAACGCTTACCCTGGTCTGGATGGTTAATAGCACCTCCAATGTTAACCCAATTGTAATGATGCGCTGTACCTAGTACAATTTCTCTAGCCATTGTTGATATACCAGATGTCATTCTGATATCATCACATAACAATAAGATTTTTTTCCTTTGCGATTGTGGAACGTAACTTTCTTTCATAACGTGATTAAATAATTTTTTAAGATTTACTACCTGTTAATGATAAGTTTGTATGGTTATGAAGTTGTTTTCTATAGTCTTCATCAGTTAGATATGAATGAATACTTCTATCAACTAATTTTTGTAGTGAGAACTTAGTTCTAACACATAATACTTTAAATTCTTCAAATAATTCTTCATTAACCTTAACACTAGTTAATTTACTTTTGTCCGCCATATATTATATTTTATATATATAAATATACGTATAGATTATAAAGCGACATTTTTATCGCAAAGTGTTTTATCATTATTAAATGGACAGTAAGTGCAAGAATCTTTACTTACTATTTTAGAATATTCTTTAATTACATGTTTACCATCATTATCAAAACATTCATTTAAAAACATACTAAATTTCTCAGCTGCTTGTTTACGCTTAATTTTACCACTAGCTGGTTTAAATTCAGTTATATAAGGAATAGCAAAAGCATCATTGTCCCATATCTTTCTCTTTAATATAAAGAACTCAACCTCAATTTTATCAACATCAATATTATATTGTTTAGCAAAATATTCTTTATAAAGCAATATTTGAGCTAACTTAATATCATCTTTTTTATCTTTATCTCTCCATCCTGATCTAGATGTTTTAATATCATAGATATAAACTTTATCTAAATCCTTATCATATAAAACAAAGTCAATATAACCTTTTAGAAATACATTTTTAGATAAACCAACCATTAGAGGCATCTCAATACCTAATAATACTGTATTACGAGTAGTAAAAAATTGGCCACGATGTTTTTTAAACCACTCAAGTATATTAACTCCATCCTCATAAAACTCTCTCATTTCATCTGGATTAGAGAAATGTTGTTTAGATGCTTCAAATTGTTCTTTATAAACTGCTCTAAAACGTTCATTAAACATTCCTACTATATCTTCTCTATCAGCTGCTGCTCCACTTTGCTCATACATTACTTTAAGATAATGTTGCATTGTTTCATGAATGGCAGTTCCAAATATAGTATGAATTGAGGCTGAATATGGAGCTAAATTCTTAACATAGGCTAAATACCATTGATGGGGACATTTACGCCACATTGAGTATTGAGAGTATGATACTGTTGATTGGTATCTATAATCAACTTCTTTAAGTTGATGAGTCTTTATTTTAAGTTCAATCTCTGTTAATTTACTTTTTGCCATATATCTCTCTTATCTTACTCCCCAGTTCCATATTATTAGGATATTGTTCAATTAAATTTTGTATATCAGGAATAATTGATTGTTCTTTTTTAATATATTGAGCTGCATCTAATAATTCTTCATATAGATGATTCATGTAGTTGTCCTTATTGTTTTCACCTAATGTTGTATTATATTTTTTATAACCACGTTCAGCTCTAGATTTTAAATCTTCAATCACTTGATTAGTGATATTGTCTTTAGTGTGTTTCATACGACTTTGTTCCATTAATGTTTCTCGTTCGCGTTCCATCATCATCATGTATTCGCGATATGATTTTGAATCTGATATATAACTCATAATATTAAATTTAAATAACCTAATTGGGACAGCCAAGTTAGATTAAATTAATTAATTATTATAACTGATTGTATTACTATTTTTATCTATTTTTGAAACATAGTTACGTTCAATTGAATTAGACAATTTATCGAATCGTGAATCAGTGTAACTATAATTCTCATCAATTCTACGATTAACAATATCAATTGCCTCATCTAATTTACGTTCAATTGAGTTATATCGTTCTTCAATTTCTCTCCATTGAACTTGGTTTTCATTCTCTAATGACTTGACCCTACGTAATGCCCAAATGACATTACCTACGAGCCAACCCAGTACCGCTGTCGCTATAGCAACTACAGCACCTAAAATAAATGTAATCATTTTTTGTTTCTCCTTTTTTTATTTGTACCTGGCTGTCCCAGATTAAGTTCCTTTTTAATGTTATCTGCTTCTATTATATTAGAATAATCTTTAGCCTCACGAGTACTACATTGATAATACTCAGCTATTGCTTTGATTGTTTCCAGATCATTCTTAGCACTTGCTTTAATATATCTAAAGAATGCTTTTTGTTTAGGTAATAACTCACAATATAGTTGATATACCTTTCTTTTAGGGCAATCTGGATAGCGTTGAATTAAATTAACAATATCAATATAATTTGAGTTCATACTAATAAATCTATTAATCATGTAAGTATTAAACTCAGCCTTATCTTCATCCGTGAATGTAGTCCACGGATGTTTATGATATGTTATTTCATTTAACCAATCAAATAGATTCATTATCTTTATTCTTAAGTGGCTCAGGTAAAAACTCTTCATTAACATGTCCACATGCAGCACAACTAAATACAGGCAATGGAATTAAAGCGTCTTGTGTAGTACCAGTTAAGAATTTAGATGCTTTTCTAAGCATTAATCCTTCTTGAAATACTTTACCACCACACTTGTCACAAACAATCTCAGCTGTTTTAGTTAAATCAATGTTTAACCTTGGTTGTTCTTGATTCATATTATAAATTTAAAAGTTTAGCTATACATCCCATAAAACATATTTCCTTATCTGCTATGGTTGTATTATGAAATAAATATTCTTCTATAATTATTGTTGACTCTGGAGATGAATAATGATTATGTAATGATTTATATAGTCCTGTAAAGTCATTAATATTGTTATCTGCTATAATTTGTCTAATATTATTAAATGCTGTTTTCTTTTTAGATTTAACTTCATCAATAATTTGTTCAATATAATTACTATCTATTACTTCAGTAAGTGTTAATTTGCCTTTAACTGAATTACTTTGTAATATATTAATTGCTCGTCTTAAATCAGGATATGTTTTTTTAACAATGTTAACTATATCTTTTTTATCATACTCTATACCCTCAGTATCAAGTATTTTAACTAAGTGTTTAGCTACTTCTTTAATATCAGCAGATGCTAAATGAAAACATGTTAATCGTGACTGTAAGGCGTCAATAATACGCTCAACATAGTTACAAGTAAAAATAAACCTAGTAGTTAAACTAAATGACTCAATAATATTTCTAAGTGCTGCTTGAGCATTTATAGTTAAAAAATCAGCTTCATCTAATATAACCACTTTAAGTGGTTTAAATGTAGCGCCTGAAGCAAATTGTTTTACTTTATCTCTAATTACATCAATACCATTTTCATCACTACAGTTCAAGTATAGAAAATCACAATTGATATTTTTAACTACTAACTTAGCAGCTGTAGTTTTACCTGTACCTGGAGAACCAAATAATAATAGATTAGGGAAATTATTTTTATCAATCCATTCCTTTAATCCATCAATGAATGCTTCATTGCCTAAATAGCCTTCAATATTATCGGGTCTATATTTTTCAACCCATAATGTATGTTTACTCATATATAATCCATTATTAATTCTTCACCATAACACATTCTCTGTAAGGTATGAAATTTTAGCTCATCATCCAAAGGTTTTGCTTCTTTGAAGTCATTACACCATACCAATTGTCCACCATACATCAGTCCACTGAAGTATTCTAGTTTTGAATTCATAACTATAAAATACTTGCGTTTTGGTTCTTTTTTACCTGTCATAATTATCTAGTTGTTCCTTTAGTTATAAATCCATCTTCAATAATCATATACTCACCACTAGTTCCTAAACAATCAATTAAATAATATCTACCACCAGCTGCTTTTTCAGCACCTATTAAATCAAGTTTTTTAACTTGAGTATGACCTACTACTTGAATGTATTTTTTCTTTAATCCTTTATCATGTTTTTTATTTACAGCCATTAATGATTTAGGTCTAATCCAAATTGGTGTTTGATAAGTATTATCACCATAAGGATCAGTACCATTAAAATCAAATGATTTAGGTTTATATTTAAATAGATCATTTAATAATTCTACTACATTATCTTCAACCCATCCTTCCTCCCCAAATTCACCATCCATAAATGTTGGACTAACCCCAGCGTGACTAAATAAAAATTCATCCATTTGATAAACCATTTGTAAATGCTCTCTATTAGCATCAATAGTAGGTTCAATTTGATGTTTAAATATTGATTGGTAACCTGATGTACCTGTATTTCCTACTTCTGGAAAGTAATGAAAGTCATGATTACCAATTAACATAATAACTTCCTTACCGCTTGATTTTTTATATTCAATTATATCAAGAAAATTATTTAATTGTTCTTCTCCTTTAATATCAAATGAATCAAAGTAGTCACCTATAAAGACAACCATATCTGGATTTTCTATATTAACAATCAATTTCCAAATTGAACGTCCATGAACATCTCCTATAACTACTGTTTTCATTTTTTAGCAAATTGTACGAAATATACTTTAACAGCAAACTGTTTTTGCTCTTTTATCGATTTAAATGTATTATCTCCTCTTAGGTCATATAATTCTTTTCTTATTTTGTTAACAATTGCCTCATCAATGTATCTCATCTCGCTATGACCATCTATTGTTTCAATTCCATCCATTTCAAAATCATATTTGATTCTAGGATATCTTTGTAGAAATTCATTTTCAATTTCGTTAGCTTCATCTTTAGGAAACCATCCACTGAATATGACTTGTAAATTATATTTTTCTAATAATGGATGATCTTTAAATCTATCCTCAACATTAAATTCAGTTGTGATACCAAATTTACTTATTACAGGTGGATTTTTTATTTTCATAGATTAAATGCTTCAATTGTTTCTTTAAATGGATTACCTTCAATCTGTTTAACTAGGTCTAACATGTCTTGAGCTAATTGTCTTACTTCTACTTGAGCATGTTCACTATTTCTTAGTTGTTGAAAATGATAGAATGAGCGCCAGTTAAACATTACATCCATTGTAATTTGTGAGTTGAATGTTTTAAAGAAGCGAGCTGATTCTTTAGCTCGTTTACGACCTAGAATTGGTGTTAGGTCTTCTAAACATTTGTGATATAGTTGATTACCATACCTTGTATATTCATCTAATATATCAGCCCAATTTTTTCTTTGTAGATGTTCCATACTACAAGGAATATCAGGCCAATCATTTGGAATATAGTACTTATCTTCCTTCAACTCCTTATATCTAGCACTCTCACCATTAACTGAAACACCAATGCGATGTTTAATTAAATGGATATGAGTTGCTTGATCTACTGTTACTAAGAAATGTAATGATGATTTTTCAAATGGTGTATGATGTCCTTCACTTGCTAGCATTTTAAGTAGTTTACCCACCCTAGCTTTCTTCTCATCAGTTATATCTCTAGATGTTGATGTCCAAGCCGATTGAGCGTGAATTAGATCTGAACCATAATAACCTAACAATTCTACTTTATTCATAGTGTTATTTTACTTACTGTTTTAATGTCATTATTTTTATTAGCCTTAACAGCCCATTGTTCTTGTTCTTGTTCTATTATAAAAGTAAATGGATCAATTGTTTCTTTAAATACTTTATCCATAAATGAATCAGCGTATTCTTCTCTTCTATCAATTAATGCTCTAAGTCTAATCAATTTTTCTTTATTATCTTCTATATTAGTATTATGTTCATGAACACGAGATATCATTTTGTATATAGCCCTAATCATGTTATAGTATGATTTAGCATTTTTCATTCTATCCATCATTTGTTCCCAATATTTAAATGTTTTAGAGGTTCTAACATCTAAAGCATATCTCATTCTATAACTGTATGTTATACTTGGATGAATTAATCTAACTGGAAAATCACCTAAATATACTTCAATGATATCTTTTTTTCTAAGCATTTCATCATTGAATATATCCATTTTAAAGTCTATAGTTCTCATTAATTCATCATCAACTGGTTCACTCCATTGTTTATAAAACTGCCACATATGAGCATTTGGATCAAATTTAGGTGCTTGTGTTGGATCAGTATTATACATCTCTGATTGAGTGGATTGTAGTCCAAAGAAATTTTTAAGTGTGGTCCATTCCTCTTCTGTAAATGGAGATAATAATCCAATATCAATATCACCTACTCTATCAATTGGTTCAAAACCTAATAATTTAAGGGATAAACTACCTGTTAGAACAAATTTATCATTCATTGCTAACATAGGTAAAACATACTTATCAAAAATGAGTTTAGTGTCATCTTTAAAATTATTAATAACACTATCTTTAAACTTCAGCCTCATTAGTCCTGTTTCAGGAACTAAGTCATATACAATATTCATAACCTAATTTTATTTAAATATACTAAAGTCTCCCAGCACCCTTATAATTTCTATTATAAGGATAACTACTTAGATTACTTATAATCACTCCTTCTCTTCTATTTGAAGCATGTACAAATTTATTATTACCAATAAAAATACCACAATGCCATCCTGATGGTGATACACTACTATTAAAAAATACTATATCACCTATTTCTAAACTGGATTTAGATATTCGTTTTGTTTGTC